TCTTACGCTCAGAAATCGCTCTCACCGCGAGGCAGAGCATGAGCTTCCAAACCATTTTAGACATCAGCCAAACAATTACGGTTAACAACCGGCGGATGGTTGGGCAGCAATACTCCAGATCAGGGCAAGTAAGAACGGCGCTTTACGTTACATCCGTTCCTTGGGTGTTTACAGTTAAGCCTCATTCGTTTCTTTACTATCCCCAGGTTCGAGATGTAATTCAGACCATTGACAACCTCGATCGGCAGACAGCGGCAACGATTACGTTTAGCTCTACAAACCTTCAGTGGTTTACCGCTTACCAAGGGCAGCTTAGCGGCGCTCAGGCCGCAGCGCTTACGCTTGCCTCATTACCGGCTGGAAACGCTACACAAATTGCCATAGGTAATCTTCCGGCGGTAAGTAGCACCACAATCGTGTTCAAGGCGGGCGACTTCATACAGCTTGGCAGTTACCCCTACAAAATTACGACTCAAGTTTTAAGGGGTTCGGGCTCGACGGTTAACGCAACATTGCATCGACCAATTATTGGAACACCGACAGTTGGTACGCTTACTGCGGTCGGATCTGCTTGCACGTTCTCAGTAGTCGCTGAAGTTTGTCCGACGTACACGCTAAGACCCATGACCAACGGAGCGTTTGTCGATTGGGATGCGGATTTTGTCTTTAGGGAGAATGTGCAATGAGTACCCCTATGGCAGCGCTTAGTAGCGCAAGTATTACCCACGGCGAATTTGTCAGACTTACAACCTCTACGGCAACTTATACATTTTGCAATGCTGCGGCTCCAGTGGTTGCGGATGGCATTTCATTCACTGGATTAGGTAGCCTACTTTCTGTTGGCGCAGTCAATCGAGAAATTAAAGCGACTTCGATTGATATGATTATAGGATTGATTGGCATAGACCCAACAAATGTTTTTTTAGTTTTGGGATCTAACATCAAAGGCTCAACAGTAGAAGTTTGGCGCGGATTTTTTGACTCCAACTATCAGATCATTACAAGCCCTACGACTCAGTTTTTTAAGCGCTATCAAGGCATCGTATCCAACATTTCAATCACTGAAGATTGGAACGATAACATCCGAAGCCGTACCGCTACCGCGTCGATTTCTTGCACATCATTCAGATCTATTTTGGAGAACAGAATAGCCGGCATCAAAACCAATCTTTCGACATGGCAACAGCGCTACGCATCAGACACAAGCATGAGCCGCGTTTCTGCAATCTCCGGTCAATACTTTGACTTTGGCGCTCCGCCGAAATCGGGATCGCAGTCAGATCCGGGAACCGTTCAACCAGCGCAAGCAGACATCAACGATATAAGCCAAGCAGGATGAGATACGCCACAAAATACGACATGCCTCATTTGATTGAGATGATGAAGGCATACGCAGACGAAGCAGGCATAGAGACACTAAAGCAAAACCAGAATGAAGGGCATGTAAAAGCGCTTTTCTTTGAGATGATAAAAGGCCGAGGTTTTGTTCTTATTGACGATCAGTTTCGAGGGTTCTTGGCAGCTTATGTAACAAGCAACTTTTGGAATAGTTCAGTTAAAGAGCTTCACGAGGTAGCGTGGTGGGTTGTACCAGAATTTAGAGATACATCTGTTGGCGGTAAGTTGTGGTTGAGATTTAACAAGCTTGCGCAAGACATGCTAGATCAGAAACGGGTGCAGATTGTTTGCACAAGCCTTATGCCTAATTCGCCAAACATTGATTACACAAGATACAAGTTTAAGCCCATGCAAGCGACGTTCTTTCGAGAGTAGATCATGCCAGCATCAATCATTCTTCAGGCTATAGGCGTAACGCTAACTGGATTACCGTTAGCTGCCGCGACGTTTGCAATTAACTTTGCAGTTTCGTTTGTTGTTACTCGGGCATTCGGGTCTAAGCCGCCGCAGTCTCAAGACACGGGCGCAAGGCAACAGGTTCCACCGGCTAACAACAATTCGATTCCCGTGGTGTACGGCGATGCTTGGTTGGGCGGTACGTTTGTTGATGCGGTTCTGTCTACCGATCAAAAAACGATGTATTACGTCATGGCGATCTCTTCTATTTCGTCTGACGCTTCCGCGACATTCTCATATGATCGTACAAAGTTTTACTATGGTGATCGTTTAGTTAATTTTGACGCAACAGATCAAACAAAAGTTATATCGCTTACAGATGGCGATGGGAATGTAGATACAAAGATAAACGGCAATCTTTACATCAGCCTTTATACGTCTACCAATGCTGGCGTTATAACTTCAATCAACGGAACTGCTCCCAACGTGACAATGGGCGGCGCGGATATTCCTGTTGCTTTACGCTGGCCGGCATCTGGCAGACAGATGAATGGGTTGGCGTTTGCGATTGTCAAGTTGGTTTACAACGCTGACGCGGGAACGACAGGTCTCCAGCCGATTACGTTTTACTGTAAGCATTACCCCAAGGGTGGAACGGTAGCAAAGCCTGGGGATGTTTGGTATGACTACATGACCGATACGCGGTACGGCGCTGGCATGACGGGATTGGTTGATGCCACAAGTGCAACCGCTCTCAATACTTACTCCGATCAGACGATTACCTACACGCCAGCGGGAGGCGGTTCTTCCACACAGGCTCGGTACAGAATCAATGGGGTAGTTGATACAGGCAAACCCGTTTTAGATAACGTCGAGAAAGTTCTTGAGTGTTGCGACTCTTGGATGGCATACAACGCAGCATCCGGTCTCTGGTCGGTGGTTATCAATAAAGCAGAGACTTCTTCATTCTCTTTTAACGATACAAATCTTATCGGTGAAATCAGAGTCTCTGCTGTAGACATTAATCAGCAGATTAACCAGATTCAGATTGAGTTTCCTTCTAAGCTAAACCGAGACCAACCTGATCTGGTTTACATGGAAACACCGGCGGGGCTTTTGTATCCAAACGAGCCTCCAAATAGACAGACCACGACGCTAGAGTTTACGAATGACTCTGTACAGGCTCAATACTTAGGAAACCGAAGGCTAGAGCAAGCGCGAGAAGATCTGATTGTTACGATTACTTCTTCGTATCCTGGCATTCAAGTAGATGCTGGCGATGTGGTGGACATCACTAACACAGACTACGGATGGACAAACAAACTCTTTCGCGTCATTAAAGTATCGGAGGCAACCGTTGACGATGGAAACCTTGGCGCAACGCTAGAGCTTTCAGAGTACAACGCACAGGTTTACGACGATGCAAATATCACCGCGTTCACCGCTGCGCCTAATTCGTCGCTTCCTTCTCCTAATTACTTCTCAAGCCTTAACGCTCCAGTTATTGGAGACATAAATCCAAGCGTCGCGCCTCCAACATTCTCGGCTACTTGCACGATGCCAGCAGTTGGCAGGGTTACAAAAATAACACTGTTCTATACATCATCTGCCACGCCTTCCGCGACGGATTGGAAAACATGGGGCACATCTATTCTTTCTAATGGTGCGACATTTGGCAATAGCACGAGCTTTAAATTTGACAGTATCAGCTTGGCTTCTGATAACTGGTACTTTGCTTTCTCTGTAGAGAATGATTCTGCCAAGAGCTCGCTATCTGCGACGAGCGCGGTCTTGAATTGGCTACCCACAACACCGGTCGGACCTACGGGGCCAACCGGGACGGGCGGGCCTACAGGGGCGCAGGGCCCTACAGGGGATCAGGGACCTACGGGAAATCAGGGCGCGACGGGGCCTACGGGGGCTTCTGTAACAGGTCCGACGGGAAGCACGGGCCTGATAGGGATTGCATTTTTGAATGCCTATTTAGTCCAGGCACAAACGGCAGCCGCACCAACATTTACAACACCGACAACTGGTTCGGCTGTTCCTGCTGGATGGTCAGCAACTACTCCAGCGGTGGCTATCGGGCAAGTTCTCTGGTATATACAAGGTCGATACAACGCTAACGCGGTAACGGTCGATGGAGTTCCTGCTAACTCGACGGCATGGACGGGGCCAATCGCTGCGTCAATCTTCCAGAGTATTAGGTCTGATAACTACAACGGGCCGACTCCTCCGACAACATCAAACTTTGGAACGGCTGGTTGGTATCTCGATCAACCCTCTGGCAACCTTTACGCAAATGCCGCGTATTTGCGCGGTGAACTAGTCACGGGTGTTAGCGGGGCTCAGCGAATTGAAATTAATAAAACAGAAGCGAATAAGGTTGCTATTTATGATGCGTCTAATAATTTGCTTGGTTATTTTGGAGGCATAGGTACAGGTGTTTCTCCTCTAATAAGTCTTTCTCCTGGCCTCGGAACATTCAATATTGTTTATGGAGTTAGGACAGCATTGCCTAATCCGGCAGGAAGTCCTGGGGAGGCGGCGGCATATTACGCATATACATTAGATTCAACAATTACAAGCGAGCTAGGGAGTTGGACAAACAACGGATCGCAAAGTCTAAGAAAGGGCGCTTACGGGGCTGTCAATTATGGTTATTTGGCAGAAGGGGTTTTAGGTTACTGGAATTCATCAACTTACAAAGCTGCGGGAAGGTTTTACAACGCTCAATTTCCGACAGAAGTTGCGATTGGTGACTCTGCTGGTTATGCAATCAATGTTATTAGCGGTTCCATTCGATACGGGTCTTACACGTTCTCGGCTTTTAACGGCTCAACAACTCAATTCTTGCGCGGCGACGGTACGTTTGGTGCTCCAGTAGCGGCTGGTTCTAACACACAGGTTCAATACAACTCCTCAGGGTCTTTTGCTGGCTCGGCTAATTTCACGTTTGACGGATCGAATGTAACCGTTAAAGGCAATCAAAAGCTACAACAAAACATCCCTGAGCTGCTCTACAGATCATCTGGAGATGTAAACAAATGGTTTATTAGCGCAAATATAAGCGACTCGGTAAACGGTGGAATTTCGATTGGCTCAGGAGATTCAATCAACACTGGCACGACTTATTGGAACCTAAACAGTTCGGGTAACATGATTTGCGGCGGTGTTTACTCGGCAACGGTTGGCGGAACAAACCGAGATGTTTATGTTGATAGCACTGGGCTTATAGGATATGTAAGCTCGACCCGAGCGTCAAAACTAAACATACAGGCAATAAGCGATGTTTCGTGGATACATCAACTCAGCCCAGTTACTTTTTACTATCGGGCAAAAGATAAGGACGGCAATCTTTTAGATGAGGCTGATGGACCGATAGCTTATGGATTGATTGCCGAGGATGTGGAGGGCATCAATTCTGATCTGTGTTATTACGATGAGATTAATAACAATCAAGTTTTGAAAGGAATTAACTATTCAAAATTGGTAATTCCGCTTCTTAAGGAAGTGCAAGACTTGCGATTAAAAATGCAGACGCTAGAGGCAAGAATTGCCGCGTTAGAAACAAAATAAATTAAGGTGCTTGATAAAAAATGACATTAAAGATTTGTGTATACGCAATTGCAAAAAACGAAGAGCAATTTGTAAAAAGATTCTGTGATTCAGCAAAAGATGCTGATCTCATTTTGATTGCTGATACAGGGTCAACGGATAGCACTGCAAGCGTTGCTAGAGAGTGCGGAGCAACCGTTTACGATATATCAGTTAAGCCGTGGCGTTTCGATATGGCGAGAGATACAGCACTATGCCTCATTCCTGGCGATTACGATGTTTGTGTATCTCTAGATTTGGATGAACTTTTAGAGTTGGGATGGCGCGAAGAAATTGAGCGTGTCTGGAAACCCGAGACAACTAGACTGCGCTACAAGTTTGATTGGGGGCATAACATTCTTTTCTACTACGAAAAGATCCATCATCGAGTTGGCTACCGGTGGCATCATGCGGTCCATGAATACCCAAGGGCTGATTTGCGAATCAAAGAAGTCTACGCACACACCGATAAACTTTTAGTTTCGCACCATCCAGACTCGACAAAAAGCCGTGGGCAGTATTTAGATCTTCTCAGAATGGCAGTGAAAGAAGATCCGCGATGCCCGAGAAATGCTTTTTACTTTGCGCGTGAGCTGACGTTCTACAAGCTATGGGATGAAGCAATAACAGCTCTAAATGCTTATCTCAACATGCCCGAGGCTACATGGCAAAACGAGCGATGCTATGCCATGCGTTTGTTGGGTAAGGCTTACGACGAGAAACTGGAATATTGGCAAGCGTTGAAGTGGTTTAGAACGTCTATAGCCGAAGCTCCAGGAACGAGGGAACCCTGGGTTGATTTCGCCATGTCTGCATACCGTAAGCATATGTGGAAAGAATGCTTCCACGCCTCCACGATGGCGCTAGAGATTAAAGACAAAGAGTTGGTTTACACCTGTGATCCCGAGGTATGGGGGTCTAAGCCTTATGACTTAGCAGCAATCTCTGCTCACAATCTCGGGCTTAAAGACGAAGCAATACGTTACGGGCAAACAGCTTGTGACTTATCGCCAGAAGATGAAAGGCTAAAAAACAATCTAGCTTTTTACAAACAAGCGGTGGTAGAATCACAAAAAGACACGATAGCCATACGTTCTGCCGAGAGTGCTTAGCGAACGTCAATTTACCGAGTGAGGGAACATGGCCGTCTTTAACAAGAACACGCTTACGCAGGTTAGCGGGTTCGATAATCAAATTATTGCCGGTGAGCTGGTCTTCAACCAAAAGACTTACTGGAATCTGACACTCAATAATTCCGATGGTACGCCACGCAATCTCACGGGCGCGACCATTACAAGCCAAATCATCCGCCGCCAGCTATCGAATGTTAGAGACTCTCGATATGGGCTCACGTTTGACATAGCCGATTATTCGCCGCCGCCCTCTCCAATCAGTCTAACGATTGCCAATCAAAATCTTTCTGGCGGATCGTTTACTCTAGTTATCGACGAATCGGCGTGGTCTGTCGTTTCCACAGACACGCAGTTAGACATAAATGCTTCAAATCCAGTTGGTTTCTCTGGAAACATTACGGTTGCCATTCCCGCAAGCGGTTCAACACCAGCGCAAGACTTGATTATTTTTCTCTTGTTCTTGGTGAGATCGAATGGAGTAACGAATTGACTACGACAGTAACAGGCGCAAACCAGATTACGCTGGTTTTAGACCAAGGCGTGATTGGCCCCACGGGACCGGCGGGTCCATCAGGTGGGCCTACAGGCCCAACGGGTCCGGCAGGGGGTGTTGGCAGTGTAAGCTGGACAGGGGGCATCGTTTCGATTGCGAACCCCACGACAAGCCCAGTATTTTCAGTGGCGGGAACTACCGGTGGTATACCTTATTTTGTTTCGGGAACAGAGTGGGCATCTTCTGGAGCGCTAGGCACGAACGTTTTAACGGCACTGCAAGTCAATTTGAACGCCACGGGCGGCATAGTAACTAGCGATGGAGCCGCAACACTTACCAGTAAGCGAATTGATCCGCGAGTCAATAGTGTTGCTACGGCAAGCACTCTTACGCCTTCAATCGCTCTTTATGACCAGTACGACTTTACCGCTTTAGCTTCGTCTCTTTCCGTTTTGGCTCCCATCGGATCTCCCGTTAACGGGGATAAATTGATTTTCAGAATTTTGGATGACGGAACCCCTAGGGCGTTAACGTGGAATTCTATTTATCGAGAAATAAGCACTTTGCTGCCAGCGGCAACAGTTGCCAACAAAGTGATTTATGTGGGCTGCATTTACAATGGGAATAGTTCTTATTGGGATGTTATCGCCGTTGCTATTCAAACTTAAGGAATCATCATGGAAATTGCAAAATCTGTTGACATTGTTTCTAGCGACTTGATTTGCCGCTCGCAGTACGGAGAAGGCTTGGTTGCGATGGGCAAATACTTTGTCGAGTGTTTTGACAAAGATGGCAATCTAAAGTGGGCTGACGAAGCTCCTAATCTTGTTGTAAACGTTGGCCTGCAATACATGGCCGGAACGTCTTTAGACGGTGCAACTACAAGGATCACCGCTTGGTATGTTGGCCTGATTACGGGTCCAGGCAGCGGTACAACGTTTGCAGCGGGCGATACGCTTGCTTCTCATGCAGGATGGACTGAGAGCACTGCTTACTCAGGCACTCGACCGGCGGCAACGTTTGCAGCGGCAACAACCGCTAATCCCTCTGTTGTTACAAACTCTGCAAGCAAAGCATCGTTTAGCATCAACGCAACCGCAACCATTGCCGGCGCATTTTTATGTAGCGTGGCTTCTGGTACGTCTGGCACATTATTTTCTGCTGCTGACTTTACCGGCGGTGATCGCTCCGTAGCAAACGGCGATACTTTGCAAGTAACTTACACATTCAGCTTAGCGGCGGCATAAGATGGCTTTCGTTCTTGCTGATCGAGTCCAAGAAACGACCGCAACAACCGGCACAGGGACAATTACCCTTGCCGGTGCTGCCACAGGTTTTCAATCGTTTTCTGTGATTGGTAACGGTAATACGACTTTTTACACCATTGCAGATCAATCTGGGTCGAATTGGGAAGTCGGCATAGGAACGTACACATCAGCCGGGACAACGCTAAGCCGCAATACGGTGCTTTCGTCCAGCAACTCAGGAAGTTTAGTCAATTTTGGCGCTGGCACGAAAAATGTGTTCGTGACTTATCCGGCAGGAAAAGCGGTTTATGGTGTGAATGGCGTTACTGCCGCAATGATTTGGGGATAAACATGGCTGCGCCTAATTTGCTCTCACCAACAACTATCACGGGTAAAACCGTGACGGTTAATTTGACAACCACCAGCGCGACATCTGTGCTAAGCAATGCCGCAAGCTCTGGTAAAGCATTAAAGGTTAATTCGCTTTACGTTGCAAATACAACTGCAACGGTGGCGAACATCACAATCAATCAGTATTCGGCAGCGGCGTTGGGCGGAACGGCGTTCCCGATTGCGTCAACAATTGCTGTTCCAGGCAACGCTACGTTAGTAGTGATTGACAAAGACGCTTACGTATATCTGGAAGAAAACACGAGCTTAGGAGCGACTGCTGGAACTTCTAGCGCGTTACAGATTGTTTGTTCTTACGAAGATATTTCTTAGGAGCTGACATGCCCAGAGGTAACGGCGGGGTTATAGGCCCGGCAAATATTCCGACTACATCTGTAGCAAAAGGCGTGTGGTCATTGATGGAACAGATGATTGCTAAAAGTCAGGGCATTTGGCCTTTTGCTAGTTTAACCATCGTCCAAACCTTTACAGCTACGTCTACTTGGACATGCCCTACTGGGGTGACTGAGGTTGAGTATTTGGTAGTGGCTGGTGGTGGGGGTGGTGGGCTTAATAATGGCGGGGGTGGTGGCGCAGGTGGTTATAGAACTGGAACAGGATTCGCCGTAACCGCCGGAACTGATTACACAATTACTGTAGGTGCTGGTGGCACAAATATAAACCCACCGACAAACGGTGACCCTTCGTCTTTTAGCACCATTACATCAGCAGGAGGAGGAAAAGGATTTGGCTATGGATTTAATGGAGCTTCAGGGGGGTCCGGCGGTGGCGGTGGTCCTGGTGCTAACGGTGGTTCAGGAAATACTCCCGCTTCATCTTCGCCTCCTGATTCAAATGCCGTTCAAGGATATGCTGGAGGCAATGGAGGGCCAACTTCCGCACCTTATGCAGCAGGTGGAGGTGGCGGGGCAGGAGGCGCAGGACAAACCGCACCATCAGCAAGTATTGCCGGCAACGGAGGTAATGGTATTTTAGGCCCATCTTTTGCAAGTTCTTATGGTGGTGCTGGCCCTGGGGGTTCTCCGTCAACTGGTTATTTTTCTGGCGGCGGCGGCGGGTCGGTTAATCCTGGAACAGGAGGGGCAGGGGGTTATGGTGGTGGTGGAACAGGTAATCTCTATCCAACCGCTGGAACTCCTGGTGGCACAAATACAGGCGGCGGTGGTGGTGGTGGTGTTTTTATTTCACCTAATGCAGGTGGCAACGGCGGCTCCGGCATAGTAATCCTCAAGTACACCGTACCAAGCCAAACCGTATTTACGTTCAAAGGCACTACTACTTGGAAATGTCCGACAGGTGTTACCAGTGTTGACTATCTTGTGGTTGGTGGTGGTGGGGGTGGTGGTAAAAACTGCACTGGAGGTGACAGAAGTGGGGGCGGTGGTGGTGGTGGCTATAGAATTGCTTCAGGTGTTTCAGTAACCGCTGGGGCTGATTACACAATTATTGTAGGCGGCGGTGGTGCGGGCGCAACTTTATCAGGTGGTGGGGGATCAACGGCAAATAATGGAACTAGAGGTGGAAATTCTTCTATATCAGGCACTGGTTTTAGTAATGACCCAGCTATTTCAAACGCATCCGGTACAGCATCGTCTATATCAGGGACAACTCTAACCGTAGGCGGTACAGTAACCAATACGTTTTATGCCGGTATGGCTTTGTCAGGTACTGGTGTTACTACTGGAACAATTATTACTGCTTACGGGACAGGAACGGGCGGGGCTGGAACTTACACAGTAAATGTAAGCCAAACAGTTTCAAGTACAACAATTACAGGATCATTGTCTGGTGTTAATGCGTTTGGAGGAGGTGGTGGTGCTTCCTGCTCTGGGAACGCATCATCTACAAACGGAAGTTCAGGAGCATCCGGTGGTGGATCTGAAGGCCCATCAGGAGGCGGTGGTTCTGGTATTTATCCTGGCTCATCTTTTATTTCTGCAACAAGGCAAGGATACGATGGTGGCTCCTCCAATGCTTATAGCGGAGCTGGTGGTGGTGGTTCAGGTGGCGCTGGAGCTGCAAATTCTGGAAGTGTTGGTGGTAACGGAGGTTTGGGAACAACATCATCTATAACAGGAACGGCAGTTGATCGTGGAGGTGGTGGAGCAGGCGGCGGGACAACTAACGGAACAGCAACAGGCGGAGGTGGGTCTGGAAGTGATGGCACTGCAAACACTGGAGGCGGAGGTTCTGGAAGAGCAGGCCCAGTTATGAATAATGGATTTACCGGCGGCTCCGGTATCGTAATCATAAAAATTAATCAATAAGAGGGTCTATGACAACAAAGGTATTTAGGTTTCTGGGGATTGACACAGCAATGCACCTACTTCGTCCAGGTGCAAAGTGGGAAATATCAAACAACGTCTTTACGAGATGGGATGATCCACGGCCATGCCCCTCCATAGAAGAAGTTTATTGGGTGATGGACAAAATCAAAGAGTTTGAGGAAATGATTCCTACGATTTGGCTACCAGAGCAGTTAGAGGAAATGGGCATCAGGCAAAAGGAAATCGAAGATGCAATTGCATAATCTGTTTCCAATCCCTGTAGGTTTTGCAGAGCTTGGTAGACCTCTGAGCGATGAAGAGTTGTTCTTCATCCGTGAACTGCCAACAAGACCTAACATGGGCAACACCACAAGCACAAACAACTTTGTTCTGCGTGACCCTGCGCTAACAAGCCTTCGTTCGTTTATAGAAGATAGCGTCTCGGATTACTTTAAGGGCACAGTCAATCCCAAACACAACGTATCCCTACGCATCACACAAAGCTGGTGTAATTACAGCGAGCCTGGGCAATACCATCATAAACATGCTCATCCTAATAGTTACATCTCTGGCGTGTTCTACATTCAGACGAACCCTAACGACAAGATTTACTTCTACAAAGACGGCTGGCAGCAGATCAAGTTTCCGCCTGAGCAGTGGAACCCGTACAACTCAGAGTCTTGGTGGTTTGAGGCTTATGCAGGCAGGCTGATTCTGTTTCCTTCATCGCTAACCCATATGGTTCCGACTATTGAAGGCGATGACACAAGAATCTCACTATCGTTCAATACCTTCCCTGTCGGTGTTGTCGGGGAGGAAATGGACTTAACTGGATTAAAGCTGGAGGCGTAATGGCACATTTCGCAAAGATCGATGAAAACAACATCGTTACTCAGGTGGTAGTTGTCGATAACAAAGACACCTCTGACGCTTCCGGTGTTGAGAAAGAGCATATCGGCGCGGCGCATCTTGAGAAGATCCTCGGCGGTACTTGGAAGCAGACAAGCTACAACCGCAACATCAGGAAAAACTACGCAGGGATTGGCTACACCTACCGCGAAGACATAGACGCTTTTGTACCGCCTAAGCCCTTTGCTAGCTGGTTACTCAACGCTAATGCACAATGGGAGGCTCCAGTAGCAATGCCTTCCGATGGCAAAATGTACAGTTGGGATGAAGCAACGATTTCTTGGCAAGCGCAAGAATAAGGCGACAATGTGTACGGGATCAACTCTTTTGCTTCTGCGCCGTTCTCGGATACCGGAAGCCCGGTTATACCGAGCAATAATAACGTCATCGCGGAAAATGCAACTGGGTCTGATGCTTTATCTAGCTTAGGAAATTTTCAAGCCGCAGCTAGCGAAAGCGCTAACGCGACAGACACACTTGCAAGCTCAAGTGTTTTACAAGCATCTGTTTCTGAGTCTGCGTCGGTATCTGATGCAAACGTCGGCACTGACTTTTCTGTTTCCTATTTAGTTGTTGGTGGCGGCGGCGGGGCAGGAAGTGGCTCCGGTGGCGGTGGCGGTGCTGGTGGTGTTGTCGAGGCTATCAATAGCGTCATTTGCGACTTAAACACTTCTTACACCATTGCAGTCGGTACTGGTGGTGCTGGTCAGAATTACAATTCTGTTCCTGGTAGCTCAGCTCAGAATGGCAATCAGTCGCAATTTGCTTCTGTTATCGGCTACGGCGGTGGTTACGGTGGTGGTTTTGGTCAAAGCTCACCATCATTTGCTAATGGTGGCACTGGTGCAAGCGGCGGTGGCGGCAATGGCTTCTCTGGTGCTGGCGGTGGCGCTACGCAAGGAAATCCTGGAGGTGCAGGCGGCGGAACCGGTGTCGGCAGAGGCGGTGGTGGTGGTGGCGCGGGTGGTGCGGGCGCTTCTGCTGCGAGCCCAGCAACTACTGGCGGTAATGGTGGTATCGGCGTTCAATCTGCAATTACGGGTTCTTACTACGGCGGTGGCGGTGGAGGTGCGTCTAGCGTTGCTGGCGTAGGTGGTCTTGGCGGTGGTGGTAATGGCCGAGGAACCGCACAAAGCCCAACGGATGGATCGCCAAACACTGGTGGCGGCGGTGGTGGCGACAGCGGGACAAATAACGGTCGATCCGGCGGTTCTGGCGTTGTTGTTTTACGAGTCAAAGATGCTTATATCGCTACTTTTACAGGCGTAACCTCATCGCTTGTTTCGTCGGGTGGTTTCAATACTTACACGATCACGAGCGGTAGCGGAACCGTTACGTTTGCAGAAAGTGGATTCCAGGCTGCGGTTGGTGAGAGCGCAAATGCTTCTGATAGCACTAGTAGCGATCAAGTAAAAGCCGGTTTTGAAGATGAAAGCGCGACAGCTACAGATTCAATTGCTTCTGTTCAAAACTTATTAGCTACAGTCAGCGAGAGCGCGTCAGCAACGGATGTTGTCGCTCCCACGCTGGATACTATTAATTCAGTTGCAGAATCAGCAACTATTACCGATCAAAATGCTGGTGGCGCAGACTATCAATCGAATGTAAACGAAAGCGCTACAGGCTCGGATGCTATCAATAGCGAGCAAGTAAAGGTCGGAGCAATAGCCGAGGCTTCTACCGTAAGCGACAGCTTAGACTCACTGCAAACACTTGCAGCAAATACATCTGAATCAGCTACGCTTGAAGATCTAACGAGCGCCACAAGCAATCTAGAGGCTAGCGTAAGTGACTCAGCAGTTATCGCAGACGCAACTGGTCTGGATGATAAGGTTGATGAATCAGCAACGGCTAGCGATAGTGTTGCGGCGGTACAGAGTTATTCAAGTGAGGTTAGCGAATCGGCTAATGCGACAGATGCCGTTTCATCGGGCAGCGTCATACAAGCAAGCGTCGCGGAAAATGCAAGCGCTAGCGATGCTACAGATAGATCCATTCTGTATCTTGCACAAATTGCAGAAGCTGCAAGCGGTCAAGACGTAACAAGTTCAGAGAAGGTTATTCTTGCAAGCGTTTCTGAGTCTTGTACCATTAGCGATCAGACCATTACAGTATGCGCGTTTGATACGGTCACCATAGAATCCTGTACGATCATTTCGTCAGCAATTAGTGACGGCGTAACACCGTCTCAAAGTTTCTTACTGTTCTTCACATAGGTTTGATATGGACTCTCAAACGCTTCTAAATATTCTTTTTGGGGCTGTTTCAGCAATGTTCGGCTGGATTTTTCGCATCATCTGGGAAGCCGTGAAAGAAATGCAGCGAGATCTCAGAGACCTAGAAAAAGATTTACCGCACAGTTATGCGTTGAAAAAAGATTACGAAGCGGACATGCACGAAATCAAAGTCATGCTTGGTAAGATCTTTGACAAGCTAGACCATAAGCAAGACAAATGAATTGGTCAGACGTTCTTAAGGCTGTCATTCCTGTAATCGTTGCTTCGCTTGCTTGGTTGCTGGGTCAGGTTGCAGACTTCTCGACACGGCTGACGAAGATAGAAGGTTCCATGCCGGCGCTAATCACAAAGGAAGGTGTGCCGACTGACAGCCCGATCAGCGCAGAGAAACGGGCGATGCAAAAAGAGCAGCTAATGCAGCATATCAACGAGCTGCAAGTAAAAGTTAGGCTTTTAGAAGAGCGCGAGAGGTTAACCAAGAAATGATGACTTTGCTTTCGTCGCTTCTTTCCTTCCTGGCCGGAGGCGTTCCCAGGTTGCTTGACATTTGGCAAGACTCAAAAGACAAAGCGCACGAACTACAGCTTGCTCAAATGCAAATTGAGCGCGAGTTGGAACTTGCAAAAGAAGGCTTTGCAGCTCAACAGCGGGTCGAGGAGATACGAACAGAGCAAGTTCAGATACAGGCGCAAGCAGACGAGATGAAAGCGCTCTACGCGCACGATATAGCCCTTGGCGACGGTGTTTCGCAGTGGGTAAAGAATCTTCGAGCTCTTGTCAGGCCAGTAATCACTTATGGCATGTTTGCGTTACTTGTATTTGTTGACGTTGCTGGCTTTTGGTACGCTTGGACAATGAACGTACCCTTTGATCAAATGCTTAATCAGCTTTGGGATGATGAGACTCAGCAGATCTGGGCCGCAATCATTGCATTCCATTTTGGAAGCCGAGCATTTGCAAAGTGAGTCTCTTGAGATGCTCAAGCATCACGAGGGCGTAAGGCTTAGACCTTACCGCTGTCCCGCGAGACTGTGGACAATCGGCGTAGGCCACGTTATCGACCCATCACACATAAGGGTAAAGTTTGAAGAGAGACTCTCTTTACCGATCCCGAGCGGATGGGATCGAACGCTCACGATGGCAGAAGTCGATGAGATTCTTTCGGCTGATCTACAGACATTTGAGGCTGGCGTACGCCGATTATGTCCTGCTGGCCTTACTCCTAATCGCGCTGATGCACTCACCAGCTTTGGGTTCAATGTTGGATTAGGAAATCTTCAAAGATCGACGATCCGAATGCGGCATAACCGAGGTGACTATGCTGGAGCCGCGCAAGCCTTCATGCTGTGGATAAAAGCTGCTGGCAAAGAGTTACCAGGATTGGTAAAGCGTAGGCGCGATGAGTCTATGCTTTATTTAGCCGGATAAGATCGTCTTTCACCATCTGGCCGACGCTCTCGCCGTGATGCTTGGCTATTAACTCTATCAGCGGTAGCCGCCGAGTCTTAGGCTTCGATAAAAGCCAGTGAGCCCAATCCTTGACGACCAACGGCATAACCTTTTCGTAAGCTGCCGCAATTTCCTGTCGATCACTGCTCTTTACTTCCTTGATGATCAAAAGCCAGTTCTCCGAGTGACCACGCTCGAAATGCTTTATGTTTTTCGATGGTGTCTTCGCATTCGGTTGAGGGCGGCTTCCAGCCGTACTGCCGCCAGATCTCCTCGACAGGCTTGAAGGTTCGCGGCGTTCTTTGCTCTGCAATCAACTCTCTCCAGCTCATCCTAATTTCCTTTGCATTGTGTCAACTTCTGTTAAAAAAGTCATTACGTCTTTCTCTAGATCTTCAATGTCTTTGCGCTCTGGTTGAAAACGAACAACAAACAACTGGAGATGCTCGGGCAGCCTTGGATCGAACGATACAAAATCAACCCACTCTCTACCGGTACAAGCGAGCTGTGCAAGCATCTGGTGTTTGTGCTCGGAAGGTGGTTCGCCTTTCATCATCCAGCCTAAATGTGTGGACGTTTTCGGGCATTTGATTTCCAGTAACCCGTCTGTCCATACAAGACCATCTGGCGATGCTGCAAAGTTTGGAATCGTCGGGTGATTGACGATAGCAACCTGCTCGACCCAGATGCCCGTTTTGATCTCATACGCAGCCCTTGCAAGCGGTTCGTTGGCCGTTCCCCACTCCATGTACGCATTTGTATAAGACTCGATTGGTGAGCCTGTAAGACGTTCTGTAATGATGTCGGCTATGTAATTAGCACGAGCTGCGGTTCCGGTCTTAGCACGGGCATCCGACACTCTGGATGCCGTGACCTTACCGAGCCGAGCGAGTTTCCATTCCTTGGTTCCCTGCTCCATTAAAAGGGAACCTCATCATCGTTGTCGACCTCGGATTTTGGTCTGCCGCTTAGCATTTGCATCTGGTCAGCAACGATCTCGGTGGTGTCCTTATCGTGACCGATTTTGTCTGTCCATTTTCGAGTTTCTATCCTGCCCTCGACGTAAACCTGAGACCCTTTCTTTACATACTTATCGACGATCTCAGCTAGCTTTCCCCAAAAGACAACGCGATGCCATTCTGTCTTTTCCTGGCGTGTCCCGTCTTGTTGCTTCCAAGAATGTTTGGTTGCTAACACCAGGGTACAAACCGCAACCCCGGCATCCGTGTATTTGGTCTCTGGATCTTTGCCAGCGTTTCCAATCACTATCGCCTTATTCACTGAACCCATAACTTTCCTCTTTCAAATAAGAACCCGATTGTTTTGCGGTGAGCTTCTTCCCACATCGCTTCTTTCTCTTGTTTATTCATACGATGCCCTTGATCTATAGCCATGTGACACCGATAACACAGGGCGGCTATCCTGTAATCGTGAGCCTTTATCCCTTTACCTTTCCCGTCGCGCAGCTGGTTGCTGTGCGCGGCGACAACAGTTCCATCTTCTGAGCCGCACAACACGCACTCAAACTCACGAACGGTTTCTAATAGTTTTTGGTTTCTGTACATCATTGGGTGTTCCTAATCTCTGCTCTGGCGTTTGCTTGCTCTGAGCGCCAAATTTCAATTCGCGCTTGTGCGGCAATAAGATCCCATCGTAACTTTTCTTCTATCGCCACGGCTATTTTTAAGCCCTCTAGGAGCTCTAAATACTCTGGGTGAGCATACGCATCACGTTCTTGGGCAGAGATCGGCTGAGCGGTGTTTAACTGCATTAGCAGGGCTTTCTTGCTCTTTCTGAACTCTTCTAGATACACACGTTGAGCCCTAGCGTCTGCAAACTTTTCAGCGTGTTTTAGGATGTAATCAACTGCAGCATGTGGGTCTCTCATGAGCACCTCAATATTTCAACAGAAGAATTTGTGGTGCAGGATTTATAAGATTGTTTTCCCCAGGTGCCTGACAAATAAGCAGTAATTGCACCAGATAACGCTCTTGGATCAAAATCGTTAAAAGGGATAACAACAACGTCACCAATTTTTGCGTTAACCAAAAAAGGCTTGAAGTAATTAGACATAACTCCCGGTTTGTACCTTGATTGTTTTTTTGATTTTTTTTCAACAGGAAGCTCTCCGTATGTTTTTCCTAATTCGTCAATTACAAAATATTTGCAACCAGATGCGTTAAGCAATCTTAACGCTTGATCTATAGCTAACGCTTTTACTGTGTTCATTATTTAATCCCTAGTGATGACTTACGTTGATCCTTAGCCGCCACAATTGCTTTCTGTAATTCAGGATGCCCCTTATATTCCGTGTGTAACGCCTCATAGACTTCCCTCAGCGTTTCTTTTGTGGCTCCAGCTATCAACATAAGTTTGTCGGTAAATTCAGGCGTATGCGCCTTTACTTCGTGCGTGGTTGCGTCAGCGTCGTTATCGCCTTCTGTTGGTATGCAGAACGCTTGGAAAGCTGCATACTTGTAAGCTGCCGACATAGCTTTGTTAGTAGCCTTATCCCCTGAATCCATAGCTTCACCAAAAGTCTTAACCGTATGCTTGGTTCCGTCATGCGAAGAGACAAAATCAAACTCAGCCTCGACCACGACATAAAAGAGTGACGATCCGCTCTTGCCCATGCGCTCAGACACTTCTCGGCGCATAACCCGAGGCAGGATCACCAGACCGTGTTTGCTGATGATCGGAGCCAGCGCGTTGTAAACGTCATCAATCCCACGAAAGTTGTAAGACTGCTGAGCATTTTTGCGGTCTTTAGAGATTCCATGCTGGCAAAGATCGGCCGATACTTTTGCGATTAAGTTGTAGACGTTCATCTTTACCTCACGAACAGAAACATTAGAACTCCGTAAAACATCCCCAATGCTATGTAAGCCAGCCATTCGATTTTCCTCATGATTATTTCCTGTAAAGGGGCCGAAGCCCCGGTTGTTAGCTAAGTTCTGCTGCCGAGGGAATGTATTCGTAACCCTCATCATCATCGTCAGTTCCCTTAATCCAAGTGCCTTTTTGTGATTTACTTTCAGCGTAATAAAGTTCAAACATAACGCTGGCGATTTGGTAAAAATTTACATCTTCCAAAAAATTAAGCGCATAGTCACGCGCAAAACCTTCTGATGAAGTGTCAAAGATGTGATTGACAGCAACCAAACGCAAAGCCCTTGACAGTTCGTCAATTGAAGGTTTGCAATTGCTGCCCATGATTTGCTGCGGTATTACATTTGAGCAGATGTCACGAAACACAATCCAGGTTGCGACATTGCTAAAACCGTTATGCGCTGTTGTCATTTGTTTCTCCATTATTTGTTGCGTAAAAGTAATGTTATACATGTCCCTAAATAAGTCACTAGCCAGCAGACGAAAGGCAGCAACCAGCAGATGAGCGGTAAATCACCAACACAACGATCACTAGAAAAGCTAAGATCTGAAGGCTATCTCTGCCAGATTGTCGAGCGCTGGAACCCACATGCAAGGATCAGGCAGGACCTATTCGGCATAGGTGACATACTGGCTATAAAGGCCGGTGAAACGCTACTGGTACAGACCACAAGCCGGGGCAACGTTGCTGCGCGAGTGACGAAGATACAAGAGTCTGAGCATCTGTCTACGATCCTGGCGGCAGGGTGGAAGATCACCGTTCACGGATGGGGAAAGCTAAAGGCAGGATGGACTTGCAAGATTGTGGATTTCTAATACAATAAAAGGGTCGGTGTGGCAACCGGCAGTGAACGAAGAAACCCCAGATTATTTAGGTGGGGCTTGTGTGGTCACAATGTCTTTCTTCGTTCAGACTGCGTGATTGCCCAACGCCAAAGGGCCTTGCCCCTCCTAAGTGTTCTGGGGTTTTTCTTTTGGTAGCCGACCGTACTCCGAGCGTTATCAAGATCCTGCATGGGATGCGCGGAAGAAAACACCGGCTGGCGAAACACCCCGTTTCATGCCGATCCAGACTGTCAGTGAGGTACTGGACTAAGCCTCTTGTACATGGGTGGGACAAGCAAGAGGTGGAGAGAATCGC